TCCCACTTACGGCGCTGAGCAGCGGCATCAAACTTATCACTATTGGTCGACCACTCCGTCCATATCTTGTAGCCGTTCTCGCCGTAAGGTTTGAGCACCATACCGACGTTGACCCAGGTGGTGTAGTCATCAGCATCAACGAACTTGAGAGCAGAGCGTAGGTCATCAAATGTTTGAGCTGTGGCTACCGGAACCCCACCACGCTCAGTCAGGCTGTAGTTAACAGGCGCACGAGCCTTGCTCGCGATTAAAGAAGGTAGCGGACTGGGTTGAGCCGGTTTGCTAACAGACAGTGGTGAGCGACCTGACTCCCATCGGTATACCCCGGTTGAACCCAACGTAGGTGCTACGCAGATGTAACCATGATGCTTTAGGTCAAGACCCTTACCCAGTGTGCCGGGGTAGGTCATGTCTGGGTCGGCTTTGAACAGGCGATGTTCGCCCCCACCTTGAGTGATGGCTGCGCAGTCTGAGTGGAGCACACCGTGCTCAGCTTCAAGAGCGGCTAGGGAATCATCACCACCGTTCTGTGGGTCAATGTCAAGAGCCAGCAGACCTGAGTCTGCAAGACTGATACCGATACCCGCGTTAGGGTCAACGGCCCACCAGTCCTTGATGATCTTCTCGTCTACCGTAGCATCTTGGTACCCATGGGGCGCAAGGTCAGCTTGTGGGTGCTTACCGGGTTTGTGACCTTTTTCGTTATTAGGTCGGCCACAACGACACTGACCCTGCTCATCAACAGACCAAACGGGCAGCACATACCACCCCATCTTTGCGTAAGCGAGCGCGTAATCAAGAGTGGTCGGAGCTTTATCTACAGCCCAAACATGTTTACCACCTGTGGTCACGACTCCTCCGATTTATAGGTTTTTACCAGCATCAGCTGTCTCCGGTTATACGTTATGTGGGTCGGCATTATCGGGCTATTGTTTTGAAAAGGCAAGCCCCCGCGTAAAAATATTTTTCCACCCCACTTGCCTTCTACTCTGAAATGACCCAGAATGTGTAAGCGATCATTTCGCAATGACTGATAACTTGGGAGAACCCCGTGTATACACTTCAAGACCTTTACGTCATTTTCAGACAAGAGCCGACCGTGGAAGGTAAGGTAGAGCTTCTGCGCGAATGGCAACAGTCCCGTTACCCCTTCCGTATCAATTGGAACCGCTTGATACGAATCTGGTCTAGACACAAGTGAGAAAGATCAGCGACGCTGAAAAGAAACGTTATAAGGAAGGTGACCGATTACTGTCGGGATACAAGACCGCACGTAAAGAGTGGTTCCATTCCACAGTGGCTGAGTGTGTCCGTCCCGAAGAGATGATGCGTATGTTGCGGTACATAAGAACGATGCCCCCTGCAGCCGAGCGTGATTTCATCTCTCGGCTGCCAGGTCTACGTTGGCTGCTAGACAGTGAACCTGATGTGCGTTTGGTCGTGCTGCGGGTTATCGCTCGACGGGTTGATAAATTGTACGGAGAGCTGGATGATCCGCTTCCACCCAAGACCAACATGTTCTTTGAAGCCAAGCGAATCCTAGCTGTTCGGTAGGTGACTAAATTTATTTTTAGGTGTAAGCGTTTTTTCACTTTACTTCCACGCGGAATGAAACTAGAGAGGGTTTCATAACTTGATAACTGGAGACTGAAAATGATACGTTTGGACAGCAAAACAGGAAACGGGTGCTTTTGGCTTGGGCGCGACAATGGTAAATATCTTGTCAAAGTCGAAGATGGTATTTCGCTTGATCCTAATGAAAAGCCGATAATATTTGACAGTGCGCGAAAAGCCTATGACGCCTGCCTTGATCAGCATTGGCAAGCTGACGGCATGGAGCGCCACGCATGGTGGAATGTCTGTTATGCGCTTGAGCCTCACGTTTACGCAGAAGAAAATGCAGACGCCAACGTCAAGGCACTAGCCCAGTGACCCCCGGTCACTGGGCTAGTGCCTTAGTAGGAGAAAGTAAAATGAATAATGATCGTCGTAAAGAAATCAACAAAGCTATCGGGCTACTGCAAGAGGCTCTCAACATACTTGAGGTCGCTCGTGACGAAGAAGGTGACACATACAATAATATGCCTGAGAACCTGCAAAGCAGCGAGCGTGGGTAGAAGGCTGAAAAAGCCTACGGCCAGTTGGAAAACGCATGCTGTGTTATTGAGGAAGCCATCGGCGACTGCGAAAGCGCAGCTGAGTAAGGAGATTTGAAATGTTGTTTGACCTTGAACCGTATCTACCATTCGAAGCATTCGTAATGATTTGCATCTTCATCCTCGGCACTATCACGTGCTGGGGTGAAAACAAGGGCGGAGGGAAGTAACATGAAGCTATATCGCACACCGACCGGTCATTGGGCTGGCACCAAGGACGAAGCAATCACCATCGCTAAGGCGCACGACACCACTTACGAGCAGTATGATGTACCCTACGACAAAGCAGGTCTGCTCGCATTCCTGAATGGTTTTAAGGTCGGTGCTACACCGTCTGCAAATAGCCCTGTGGATGGTACCGAATTCGTAGTCGTGAGGAGCCCGGTCTTTGTCAAGCCATCTGAGGTTACACGTTCGTCACCGCAGAAGATACAAGACCGTATGGAGCTTGAGGATGCTATCTTAGCGGCTCCGTTAGACACTGCCGTGGCTCTTGCTGAGTTGGTTATGTGTCGCATTCGTGACTTTACCAAGGGGAAGTAACTTTTCCCTTTTCAAACCAGAATTACACCCCTATAGATACACAGATAACTAGATAACTGGAGAATTGAAATGCAACGTATTGCTGATTACACCGCACCCACTAAGCGCCAAGATGGTTACCTAAGAATTAGCGTTCTTGAAGCCGGTCGCCGCCACATTATAGCTGAGCATCGCGTTGACGGCAAGATAGCCGCTCGCCATGTAGCCGCACAATACGACGCCAAACCTTGGAATTTCTAACTGATAACTGGAGAATGATGATGACCGAAGTAAACTTTACGAGCATGACGCTCAGCCAGCTTGTCAATTTCTATAATGAGCATTGTGACAAACCTGTCAAGAAATTTCGTGACCGCGCTACGGCGGAGAGACGTTGTGTTGAATTAATGTGCACAACGCTCAAAGAACCTAAATTGGAAACTGCTGAACAACCTGAACCCACCGGTAAAGAGCGACCGCTTATGAAGACGTCGCTGAAGCTAGACCGTCAAATCATTCGTATTGACAGCGGGCAGGTGTGGAAGAATGCCCATACCATGTGGGTTGAGAACCCTGATTGGATGACAAGCAGCCAGCAGGACCGACTCACGGCTCAATTGTATAAGGCCGCTAAACGCGGTGAGCAGATAATCGTAGCTGTCAACGATATTCGTTTCCGGCTTCTTAACGTGGCTGAGGTGTGAACATGAGCAAGCCTATCATCACAAAGCAAATGCTAATCGACGCGGACGCTTGCCCCAGCCAAGTTGACTTGTTCGAGAGAACATTTGGCGACAGCGTTGTTGTGACTGTGAAACGAGCGGAGAAAGTTGCGGCTTTGTTCGATTGGGAATGGGCAGCGCAATTGCTTGATGCACAAGGACAGGCTGAATATGAGCGCGTCGAAGCAGCCGCACGGGCTAAATACAATCGCACCATAGATGCCTCATTGGCTAAAGCATGACACAAACACAACTTGCCGCCGTTCAACCCGAAACCATTTAATAACTGGAGAACTGAAATGGAAAATTCAAATAACAACACCCTGAGTATCAGGACTACAGCACCGATAGGTCGTAAGCATCGTGTGTCACCTCAATCGCCTTGGCCACTACGAGGTGTTGACGGTAAGACGTTTGCTGAGCGTCGTAAGGAACAGGAAAATATAACACCAATGGTTAGACGATCTAGAATGGTGTGGACATCTGAGAAGGACGCAGAGTTGTTGGGTTATTATGAGCACGGCTTGAGACCAACCTACATGGCTGAGCGAATGGGGTTGACGATTACCTCGGTGGAAGACCGCTACCGAAAATTGAAGAAAAGGATGGTAGATGCCACCCCACCAGAGGAGAATAAGTGATGGCGCTACCTCATTCCACAGTTGAGGCACGGTTTAAGCAATTCTGCGAGGCATACGATATACCAAAACGGCATCATGGTAGCTTGTCTATGCTTGCTGAAATGGCATTTGTTTTTGACATGACAATCGAGGCAGTTTTGACGCCGATTGCAGCACCAGATAAACAGGAGGATCTATAAATGAGTGACACTGAAGAAAAAGCACTAATCGCACGGGCTGAACTCGACCGCGTCATAGCAGACGCACAGGCTGAGCTCGACCGCGTCATAGAAGCCGCATTGGCTCAATACAAGCGCGCACAGGAAATCAGTGCACAGGAGGCCAGCCATGACGGACGCTAACATAAAACAACTAATCGAACGGCTGCGCCAGCGGTCAAACCCCAATCATGCGCTTACGATTAACCCAGCGGCGATGTGCTACACAAAGGCTTCGGACTGCTACGCCGCTGCGGATATGCTGGAGCAGTATTTAGCCACCAAGCAAGAGTATAGCGACTTCCGGCAGCTAGTGAGTGATACGGTGGAGGGGTTTAACAAGCGTTGGGCTACCGCCACCCTGCGGCAGCCAGATTGGGGGGCGCTTTTGGGCTTCATCATCCCCGCGCCCAAGCCTGACCCGCTGGTGGAGGTGATAGAAAAGTGCGCGGGGCGGACGTATCCAACGACTGAAGACGCGGCCAAAGAATTCCGCGCCGCACTGGACGCCCGTGGGTTAGAGATAAAGGAGAAGGAACAATGACAGCTTTAACCATCATAGCCGCTTGTTTGGCGCTGACATTTTATATTTATTTCGTGGGGGGAATTGCGTTTTGGCTTTCCGAAGTGGCCGATACCTTTTGGTATGGCTCCGGACTGCTGGTTCATACGTTTGTTGTGGTGACGCTTACGGTCGCCCCCATCGCCATATTAATTGAGGTGGTGACATGACCGATAAAACACAAGCAATGGATCGCTTAATCGCACAAGACGCGGACCTGATTGACCTGCCATCCATGACAGACGTTGAGACGATAGCCGCAGAGCTGACAGATATGGAACGCGAATGGATAACTGGCTGGCAGGGCGCGAAGGGCGCGGCGTTTAATTGTGTCGCCGGTGACTTACGCCGCAAAGGTTTGTTAAAAGGTCCACTGGATTGGTCCTTAAACGACCGTGGTCAGGCCGTCCGCAATCATTTGAAAGGACTCCCCAATGACCAAAGAAAAACGCAACACGGCCATCATGGCCAAAGTTAAACGCTATACGCAACACCACAGGGCCACACCAGATTTAGCGCAGGAAGCGATTGAGAGGGTATCAATGACCAATGATAAAGACAGCGAAGTGCTTTTGCCTTGCGAGTATTGTGCGACCGCTCCGGTGCATTTTGAGAACGCCTACGGGACGGGATATATTATCCACTGTTCACAAGACGAAGATTGCATGCTCGGCCCCTATGTTGAAATGGGGACCAAGGAACAATCAATCGCAGCATGGAACACCCGCGCCGCACTGGACGCCCGTGGGTTAGAGATAAAGGAAATAAGCAAATGACCAATGATAAAGACAGCGAAGTGCTTGCTGAACTTTTGGGAACCATGCGCGAAAGGTGCACTGACCCATGCCGCAGCGAGAAAGCAGAGCTTGGCTGTGATTGTGACGCCGCTCGTCGAGCCGCAGTAATGCTACGCCAGCCCGCACAGAGCGATGCGCTCAAGATGGCGCGGGAGGCTTTGGAAGGGCTAATCGACCACTGTGTCGAGCAAGAGCGGGTCATTACAGAAGAAATGCACCATGTGGATTATTGCGGTGAAAGCGCGCCCATCTGCGCCGCCCGCGCAGCACTGGAGCAAAGCAAATGACCAATGATAAAGACAGCGCAGTGCTTGACCCTTGCCCGTGGTGTCAAAAAACACCAAAACATGGAGACAGCAGCTATGGTTATTGGACTGTGTTTTGTGGTGACGAGAATGAATGTCCGGTCTCTCCGCACGTTGAAGCACCTACAGAGGACGAAGCAATCGCAGCATGGCACGCCCGCCAGCCCGCACAGAGCGATGCGCGAGTAGCGGAACTGGTGGAAGCCAGCGAAGGGTTAAAGCAAGACCTTCTCAATCGTGCGGAATGGGATGATGACGCAAAGACGGTCTGCGCCGGAGCAGGTGCATGGTTGCGTTTCACAACAGCCCTCGCAGCCCTACAGGAGCAAAGCAAATGATCCAAACCCGCAAAGTCGATGGCGACACGTTCATAATGAGCGCCAACAATGGCCGCATTTTGCTAACCAAAAACGACAAATCATCAATAACATTTTCAATAGAGCAAGCCCGAAAAATCGGTTCTGCTTTACTTCTTGAAGGAGCGGCTCAATCATGGAAAAGCAAATGACCAATGATAAAGACAGCGCAGTGGTGATAGAATTGAGAGAAGCTATACGAGAGGCAGGGGTCAAGAGGACTACGCCGCGCCTTTATGCCGCAGTCATGGCTTTTGATGCCACATGGAACGCCCGACAGCCCACACAGAGCAATGCACTTGCACTTATCGGCACGGAAGGCAAAGGCGCGTTGGCAGAAAAAGGAATTGGACATGAGTGAACTAAGCATCTTGAAAAGAGAGCTGTTCGGCGATTCGAGCAGCTCCATTTCTGACATTAAATTTTATCCGGGTGAAAGCACCGAGTTATCGCTGGATGATATTGCGTGCGCAATCCGCGCCACAATTAGTGATGTCGAACAAGGAAATGGCGAAGATATTGACCTTTCGTTCTGAATAGTCTTAATAGTCTTAGAGGCTGACACTACCGACCGAGCAATTTGCACAAAACGCAAATTACCCATACTTGAAAGACCAGATATGACAGATACAGTATTAAGACAGTCCGTAATAGATGCCGTTCGCAGTGTGCCGCCGAAAACAACTTGCCGAGGCGATGCAATCATCGCAGCCATTAACGCAATACCCGCTGTGGATGAATGGCAACCGATTGAGAGTGCGCCGAAGGATGGAAAGCGCGTTTACGGCGAAAAAACGCAACACAAGACTCGGATTGTCGCTGCTTGGGGAGAGTAAATATGACAGAACAATCAATCATTGAACGGGCGGCTAGGGCTTTATTTGAAAGCCAACCACGAATTGAGCGTTGGGATGATTTGGACCCTAATTCCAAGTCAATATTTTTACATAAAGCCCGTAAAGTGATTAAAGCCATACGGGAGCCGAGTGAGGCTATGATTGAGGTTGGTAAAAAGCGCAGGGTAACAGACGTTCGGGAACATCCAGACCGCGTAGAAGTTGACACAATGATTAACTGGCAAGCCATGATTGACGCCGCCCTTACCGTAGGCACCCCCGCCCGAAGGCGGGGAATATTAAGGAGCAAAGTAAATGAGTAGCCAGAACCTTCCCCATCATCTTTACGTGTGGGTTGACAGCTCACACATACGTAAAGATGGTAAAGGCTTTGAACCCGCAGTGTGGTTCGCTTTACGCTCTGAGCCCAACCGGGCTTGGGGCTGTCATATTATGTTGGAGTGTGGCGCGGTATACCGTAACGTGCCTCCGCATACTTTAGCTTTCTCTAATCAACCAGACCACCACTGGTCTATAAACAAAGCACAAGTGTGGGACTGTTACGGTCGAGACTTTACGGTCATCAAATATGATTACCTAGCAGACCTGCAAGCCCGATATGACGGTAAAGACGACACAGCGCAATACTTATTTACTGCGTGTCCGGAAGGGGATGGATTCAGCGCAGCTCCCGAGCAGAGCAAAGAGTTCATGTTCATGCGGACGACCGGCGACCGGTTGCTCATCAGGCCAACCAACATGCTGTTGTTCAAAGAGCGCAGCTTTACTGGGGACACCGGCTGGCCAACTGACATCCGCACATTATCAAAAGTATGGGAATGTGAAGGAGAGATATAATAACTAATTGGCCAAGCCGACACCTAGAATTAGCTCAGTTCATTTCAACATGGAGCAAAGACCCCAACACTAAGGTGGGTGCGGTATTGTTCCGTGAAGATGGTTCAATCATCAGCATGGGTTATAACGGCTTCCCCCGTGGGGTTAAAGACGACCCTAAACTAATGTCTGACCGTGGTATGCGGCTTAAAATGACGCTACATGCTGAGGTCAATGCTATACTTGCCGCTGGACGCAACGGGACTAACCTCAGCTGGGCGCAATTAGCGGTGACTAGGCACCCCTGTAGTCAGTGTGCTGCCCAGCTCTCTCAGGCTGGTATTAAGTATGTTCGTTACATTAGTGACCCAGACTTTGAAGAGCGATGGGCTGATGATATAACCATAGCCAGAAACATATTTAGACAAACGGGTGTTAAGTTGGTTAAGGTGCCACCGGAGGGGTAATCGTTCGGTTTAATCGTTCGGGTAATCGTTCGAACGATTAGGCCGAACGAACGATTACTTTTGCGTCTCTGTTCTCCATCGTTCGATCGTCGGAGGAGTGGCGCTAAAGGCCACCTCCAAAGCACGATCAGACGGTGTGTGGCACGATTAAATTCTTGTTAGGGTCACCTCACTTACGTGTGTTTTGGTGGGTGGTTTTGGGTTGATCGTTCGGGTAATCGTTCGGTTAATCGTTCGGTGGTTTTTCGGGGGTCTCTGTACGGCTAGGAAATGTTGGGTTTTTAATCGTTCGTTCGGTACCCTCTCTCGAAGAGACGAACGATTAAACCGAACGATTGGTTTTATGGGGCTTGCCTTTTACGGGTGAAAGGGTATAATGGAGATTATGGGTAACTTAATTCAGAAGCCGAAACGGGTTAGACCAGCGGTTCGTAAATACGATCGTGATGTTGTGTCTGAGCATATTACAACTGAGCTGGCCAAGGGTCGCTCTTTGGCGAACATTTGTTCTGTTGATGAAGGTATGCCGAACGAGGCAACCTTTCTTGAGTGGGTTGAGAATGATGACCCCGCCGGGCTGACCAAACGTTACGCGCATGCGCGTGAACTTGGTTACAAGCGGATGGCTGATGAGATTGTCGACCTCAGCAACAAGAAGGGGGAATGGGTTCCCGTTCAAGATTTGGATGTGGACGGTCGCCCCCTGCTCGATGCCGACGGCTTACCGATCCTCAAGCAAGTCTTCATGCCGCTCAACAGCGACGTCATCGCTCACACCCGATTGCAGATTGATACGCGTAAGTGGCTGCTCAGCAAGATGCTGCCCAAGGTGTACGGTGACAAGGTTCAACAGGAACACACCGGCAAGGATGGCGGTCCTATCCAGATGGCCGCAGTCAACTTTAAGAACCTCAGCGATGAGGAGCTGGATAAAATGCAACAGCTGTTAAACAAGGCGGAGGTTAATAATGGAAACTAATTTTTACGAGCTGAGAGGCTTGGTTGAAGCGTGGGCTAGGGAACGGAACATTATCCCCTACGCAACCACATCTGCTCAGCTGATGAAGGCTGTCAGCGAGATGGGTGAGCTGGCTGACGCAGAAGGTAAGCGTGACCAGCCCGCAATCAAAGACGCGGTGGGTGACATCGTCGTCTGCCTGATTAATTACTGTGCCCTGCACGACATTGATATCATCGAGTGTCTTGCCGGCGCGTATAACGAGATCAAGGACCGTAAGGGTCACTTGATGCCTGATGGCACATTCGTGAAGGGGAGTTGATATGGATTTCGTTATTGGTTTGATTGGTCTGGCCGCTGTATTTTGTTTGGTGGTGCTCATTAAGAATCATTTTCTGATTAGCGATTTGAAGCGTGAGAACGAAGAATTGAACGGACAGCTCAAGCGATTGACTGATCGTGACTCGCGTGGTCGGTTCAAGAAGTGAACCCGTGTATCCCATCAGGGGAGTCTCATATTGTTCCCCTTGACGACTTGAAGCGACACACCCCTAGCAAAGATTGTTGGTGTCGCCCCGAGCAGGACGATGAGTATCTAGGTATCTGGGTCCATCGTTCTGCTGATGGTCGTGAGTCTTATGAATTCGGTAGGAAGATGCATTGAACGACATGTCCCCAGCCTTGATGATTGACATGATCAAGCGTGAGCGAGACCGGCGCAATGCGTCAGCCTCGCTTTACGAGTTTGTCAAGCAGAGCTGGGGCGTAGTTGAGCCGGGTGTGCCGTTCGTAGGCTCTTGGCATATTGAGGCGATCTGTGAGCACCTTGAGGCGGTGTCTGCCGGCGAGATACAGCGACTGCTGATCAACATCCCTCCTCGTCATTCCAAGTCGACAATCGTCAGTGTGATGTGGCCGATGTGGGAATGGCTCACCGACCCTGCCCAGAAGTTCTTGTGCGCGTCTTACTCAGGCAACCTCAGCATCCGTGATAACCTCAAGGCTCGACGCCTCGTGCAGTCGCCTTGGTATCAGGAGCGATGGGGACACATGTTCAAGCTAGCGGGTGACCAGAATGCTAAGCAGCGATATGAGAACGACAACACCGGCTACCGCATCGCTACGTCAGTCGGCGGGACAGCGACGGGTGAAGGTGGCTCACGCCTGATCCTTGATGACCCGCACGGAGCACAGGCGGCACAGTCCGACACGATCCGTGAGTCTGACCTTGAGTGGTTTGACGTCGTATGGTCAACCCGGTTGAACAACCCTAAGACCGACGCGATGGTGACCGTGATGCAGCGTCTGCACGAGCGGGACATCAGCGGTCACATCCTTGAGGACATTGGCGGCTGGGAGCACATAAAGATTCCAGCTGAGTGGGATGGCGTCAAGCGCACCACAGTGCTCGGCAACTACGACCCAAGGACACGTGAGGGCGAGCTGATCTGCCCAGACCGCTTTGGCGTAGAGGAAATCACACGGCTCAAGCAACTGTTGGGTGCGTATGGTGCGTCTGGTCAGCTACAGCAAGACCCGACCCCGGTTGAGGGCGGTATCCTGAAGACCAAGTTCTTTCAGCTGTGGCCTCATGACAAGGCGCTACCTCAGTTTGAGTACATACTGCAGAGTTATGACTGCGCCTTCACTGAGAAGACGACTGGTGACCCCACTGCCTGCACGGTGTGGGCCATCTTCAGTTATGACAACCAGCGCAACGCAATGTTGATTGACGCATGGGATGAGCACCTGAGCTACCCCGACCTGCGTAACCGGGCGATAACCGACTGGCAAACTGAATACGGAGGCACCAGCGTGAAGGACGGATTACGTCGCGCTCGTAGGCCTGACCGTGTGCTCGTGGAAGCAAAAGCAAGCGGACAATCCCTAATACAAGATTTGCGCTTGGCGAAAGTGCCTGTTGTGAGCTATAACCCCGGAATGGCCGATAAGGTGAGTCGTGCACACCAAGCTGCACCAACACTGGAACTCGGCCTGTTGTGGGTACCGGAAAGTAGCAAGAACAAGGGGTATCATGTTAGTTGGGCTAACAGCTTTATGAAGCAAGTTGGTAAGTTCCCAGTAGCTGAACATGATGACTATGTGGATACGATGACGCAAGCGATTATATACTTCAAGAATGATGGCTGGTTTGAGTTACCCACTGCCCGTGATGTTGACGAGCCGCGTCGCCGGGATGAACCGAGGATAAATCCATATGCCGTCTAAGAAACCACCTAAACCCATTTGGGACAAAGCCAGACCTAAGAGCGCCGGTAAGCCTAAAGAGCTGAGCAGCGGTCAGAAGGCGAGCGCCAAGAGCGCAGCCAAAGCAGCGGGTCGTCCGTATCCTAACCTTGTTGACAATATGCGAGCCGCACGGAAGAAGAAATGAGCAACCGCGTAGACAAAGACGGCCTACAGCTTGACAAGCCCAAGCGCACATCGGGCCATCCTACTAAGTCTCACATCGTGAAGACGAAAGTAGATGGTAAGGAGCGCATCATCCGCTTTGGTGAGCAGGGAGCCAGCACAGCGGGTAAGCCCAAGGTGGGTGAGAGCGAACGCATGACCAAGAAGCGAGCGAGCTTCAAGGCGCGACACGCAAAGAACATTGCTAAGGGTAAGTCTAGCCCGGCGTATTGGGCCGACAAGGTCAAGTGGAACGCCGGCGGGTCAGTCGAGCTGAAGAACATGCTGGACGATTACGAGTCCATTGATGACGTCACCCACCTCGTACAGAAATTCAAGAATGGTGGTCGGGTCAAGAAGGCTAAAGAGCCGGGTCTGATGGATTACTTAGAGAGCGCCGCTAACACGGTGACGTCCCTGCCCGACCTACCTAACACGATCTACCAAGCTGGTAAACGTGCGGTACAATCTATTCCCGCCAACGTGCGCTCAGGTCTTAACTACGTTCAACGTAGCACCCCGCAGCAAGTCCTGCGCGACGCTCAACAGACCGCTAGCAATGTTAAGGGTGGATTGAATCGCATCGTCCGCCATGTTAAAGAGAACCCGGTAGAGACTATCATTGATGTTATCCCGGTAGTGGGTGACATCAAAGCCTACGGTGAAGACGTTGGTCGCGCAGCTCGTTTGCGAGCACAAGGTGATGAACGTGGTGCTATGAGTATTGAGCAGATGGCTCTACCGCTCGCTGCGGCATCAATCATTCCCGGTGTAGGTGAAGCGCGTAAAGCAGGTAAGGTTGCTAGCGTAGCTGATGAGGTAGCGGACATCGCTCGCCCTACCGCTGTAACGATGAAGCAAGCCGCGAACTTTCCGGTTGACTACGGTTCACCCAAGGGTAGCTTGAACCTGCGTCCGAGCATTGACCCGGTAACGCTCAAGGGTACAGGGGTTCAGGACGTAGACAGCTTGATCAATCAGCTGCGCGGTAAGCCCGGTATAACCAATCAGGGTCTTGAGCGTGTAGCCGCTCAGTTTGAACCCGGTGAACGGGTGACAGCTGCGCAGTTTGGTGAGCGTCTACCGCGTAGTGAATACAGCACCGTAGACCTTGCTGGTGCGGCTGAAGATGCGTTTGAGCATATCCACCAACACGCCCAAGACCTGGTTGACCTAGACCGTGGTGAACTGTTCAGATCACTGGCTGAGGACGCGGGTCTAAACGGGCTGGATGGTCGAGTTATTCAAGACATATACGACAACGGCTTTAACCCGCTCGATCTTGACCAAGTGGAAATAGCTGAGTATTTGCAGTCTCGCAGCCCCGGCACGACCAACATTGAAGACATTGTCGGTAATTTATATAGTGACATATACTCAGAAATGCTTGATACGACCGTAGAACACTTGCAGGATATGGGCGGAGAATACGGAGACCTCGGCGGTTACGCTTACCGTGACTACCAGCGTTTGGTTCCTGACCCTGATGCATTTCTTCAGGGTGGGGGTTACTTTGAGGTTGGCGTCACCCATCCTGAGATGACGGACAAGTATCGGCATTACCCCAAAGCCGAGAACCTTGCCGGTCACATTCGCGGCACGTTCAACCCTAAGACCTTGTTGAGCGGTGTTGTTGATTACCCCGGAGTGAACCAGTTGACTACGGAAGATCTAATCAGTGGTGCTGGGCGTAGAGATTATCAATTCACGCCTAGGCCGAACAGCATGGTGATTGAAGAGTTACAGTCTGACGCGGCTAAGAACCTCGGCGACACCGGAGCACTGCACCAGATTCACGGGACGTTGTTCAAGGGTGCAATTCAACACGCACTTGAGCGTGGGGCTGACACCGTATACCTGCCGACTGCTAACGCTATCGGTATCGCTCGGTTCACCAACCCAGATAACTATCGGTCTATTTACGACAAAGAAGTTATCAAGGGTGGTTTGAACCCGCTCCGTGAAACACCGGGCGTAGAGGTTAATCCCATCAACGATATGTATCACGAAATTGTCTTCAGCCCCGAGGCTCGTGAGCGTATCGTGATGGGTGTCGGGCAGAAAGCGCCGGGTTACGCTCAAGGGGGCTTGGTTTCCAGTTACGATGAGGCTATAGTTAAAGATCTAGCCGACAAAATTCGCGAGGGTATTTATGGATGAGCAACGACTCGAAGACGATTTACCAGAAGGTGAAAGCGTCGAGCTAGAGGATTCGACTACGGAAGTCGAGGACACCGAAGACGGTGGCGCTATCATTCGAATGGAGAATGAAGAAGACGAAAAAGAACATCTTGCGCACTTTGCTAATATAGTTGACGAGGTAGATCAAAGCGAATTAGCAGTCGCTGTAACTGACCTACTTGACAAGATTGACAAAGACAAAGAAGCTCGTGAGAAGCGTGACAAGCAATACGAGGAAGGTCTACGTCGCACCGGCTTAGGTGACGATGCGCCGGGCGGTGCTCAGTTCACCGGAGCCAACAAGGTGGTTCACCCGATGTTGGTGGAAGCCTGTGTTGACTTCTCTGCTCGCTTCATGAAGGAAGTATTCCCACCCGACGGCCCGATCAAGAGCAAGATCAACGGACAGCTGGACAAGCAGAAGGTTATGAAGGCGCAGCGTAAGGCTGAATTCATGAATTGGCAGCTCACTCAGCAGATACCTGAGTTCCGTTCGGAGCTTGAGCAGTTGAGCACCCAGCTCCCGCTCGGAGGTGGTCAATACCTCAAGTTCTTCTGGAACCCACAGTATCGTCGTCCGACTTGCGAATTCATTGCTATTGATGACGTCTATCTGCCGTTCGCAGCTACCAACTTTTATACTTCCGAGCGCAAGACGCACGTTCAGTATATCACTGAGATGGAATACCGTAAGCGTGTTAAGTCCGGTATGTACCGTGACGTAGACGTAGGTATGCCGGAAGACCCTGACTTCAGCAAGTCTGGCAAAGCTAACGACAAGATTGAAGGTCGTAAAGACACCAGCTACAACGAAGACGGTCTACGCACCATCTTTGAGATTTACACGTTCCTTGATTTTGGTGACGGCACTGAGCCGTATATCATCAGCATTGACAAGTCGTCAGGTCTCGCCCTCTCGCTTTACCGCAACTGGGACGTAGAAGACGACCTGCGCCGTGAGCTTGAGTGGATTGTTGAGTTCCCATTTGTGCCTTGGCGTGGGGCTTACCCCATTGGCCTGACCCATATGATTGGTGGATTGAGCGGAGCTGCAACCGGCGCACTCCGTGCCCTGCTAGACTCCGCCCACATTCAGAACATCCCGACGCTGCTCAAGCTCAAGGGTGGGCCGGGCGGTCAGACCATCAACCTACAACCGACTGAGGTCGTTGAATTGGAAGGCGGGGCGATGGTAGACGACGTGCGTAAGCTCGCGATGCCACTCCCGTTCAACGGCCCCAGCCCGACGCTCTTCCAGTTGCTTGGCTTCTTGGTAGACGCGGGTAAAGGAGTTGTGCAGACGTCGTTTGAAAAGCTGTCTGATGCGAACCCTAACCAACCCGTCGGCACCACTATGGCGCTCATTGAACAAGGTATGGTTGTATTCAGCAGCATACACTCGCGTCTGCACAACTCAATGGAAAAGTGCTTCAAGATTCTTCACCGGATTGACTCGGCGTATTTGACCGAGGAAGATATTGAAGCGCACCAATCCGGTATTGAGATCAATCCGGAAGACTTTGACGGCCCAATGGACGTCATCCCGGTGAGTGACCCGACTATATTCAGTGAGACACAGCGGTTCGCTCAGATCCAAGCGATTATGCAGCGAGCAGCTCAGGCTCCTCAACTGTATGACCCGCGTAAAGTGGAGGAGATGTTCCTCCGTGCTATGAAGGTGCCAAAGGACGAAGTATTGCAGCCCACACCGGCGAGCGAAGATATGGACCCGGTTAGTGAGAACGTTGCGGCCGCAATGGGTCGCCCGATTTACGTTCTACCTCAACAGGATCACATGGCTCACCTGAAGACACATCTTGCGTTTCTTCAATCACCGCTGTTCGGGTCTAACCCCGCAATCACCAAGACTTACTTGTACCCGATTGCTAACCACTTGAAAGACCACCTGCTGAACTATTATCTGGTAGAGTCACACAACGCAGTTGACGAAGCACAGCGTGAAGAGCTGATTAAAGATGAAGCGTCAGATCAGGTTGATGTTATTCTGCAAGTACAACAGCTGATTGAACAACAGATGGGTGGCTTTGCTGAACAGCTCGCTCAGATCACTGAGATGGCTCAACAGTTTGCGCCTCAAGCGCCTATGCCGCCTGACAACAGCATGCAGATTGCTCAGCTTAATGCGGAGCTGCAAGGTCAAGTGCTACAACAACGTGCCCAGACCGATCAGGCTCGTATGCAGCTTGACCAGCAGAAGATGGCTACTGACCTGCAGCTTGAACAGCAGAAGATGTCTATTCAACAGCAGAAGGATACGTCTCAGCTACAGAACGAACAGTTCAAGCAACAAGCTGAGAACGAGCGCACTATTGCAGAGATTACGGCACGTGAGCGCATGAACACTGCTGACAACGAAACCGCGATGCTCTTGGCAGCGGCTGAGATGTCTACTGGTGAAAAGGTGGCGGTCAGCACCGGCACTGGTATTAACCCCAATCCTTAAGTGAAAGGAAATTACTATGAGCGATAAACCGACTCCGGGTACTGTCTCAATGAGCGGTCCTTACGTCAAGCAGAAGCACCGTATGGCCGCTGGTGAAAAAGTCACCGGCCAGACGTTACCTGCTGAACCCAAGACTGATAAGAACCGGGCGTGAATTTAGAAACCAAACTTCTGAATGCTCTCAAGGCTGAACAGCAAGAGTTCGCTCTGCAAGCCTTGAGGCGTCCAGTTGAGCGCGATGCCTTTGAGTACGGGTATCGTGTAGGTAACATGGCCGGTTTAGAGTCGGCTATGAATGTACTCATAAAACTTGTAGACGAGGAGAAGCATGTTGACAACGATCTCTGAGGACGCATTGGCGGAGGCTTTCCCGGTTGTAGAACCGGATTATCGGCCTTACGGTAGCCGCGTTCTGGTACAGATTCGTACCCCAATTACTAAAACCAAGGGTGGTATCATCCTTACTTCTGACACCGTAGACACTGAAAAGTGGAACACTCAAGTGGCTAAGGTCATTAGCTTGGGTCCGGTGGCATATAAGAACCGTAACACTCTTGAACCATGGCCCGAAGGTTCGTGGTGTGAACCCGGCACATTCGTCCGCGTACCTAAATACGGTGGCGACCGCTGGGAAGTCACCGACAGCAACGGTAATACGGCAATGTTTGTAGTGTTCAACGATCTTGATATCGGCGGAGAGCATATGGGTAATCCTCTAAATGTTAAGGCATTCATCTGAAAAGGAGATGACTAATGGTAGACGTACTTAAAGAAGACGACGGTGATCAAGACGACATTATCATCGTAGAAGACCGCGCTGAACTTGAAGACACCGATGCAGACGACAACGACGATAACGATGATGACGATCGTTTAAGTCGTGATGATGACGCTGACGACAACGATGATGAGCGTGAAACTATCCGTGAACGCCGTCGTGTTGAAAAGCAAGAGCGTAAGCAGCGTCGTGACGAAGCTATCAAGCGCGATAAACTTGAGCTAGATTTTCTACGTAAACGGAACGACGACCTTGAACGTCGTGTTTCCGGTGTTGAGCAGCGCACTCATCAGGCTGACTTGGGTCAGTTTGACAACGCTATTGCTCAGGCGGCTAACGACATTAATATGGCCGATAAGGTTATTGCTAAGGCGGTCGCTAATGGTAATGGGGACGATGTAGCTAAAGCGTTACGCTATCGTGACGAAGCCGCAGCTCGCATTCAACAGCTCCAGTTTCAAAAGCAGCAGACTGCCCAGAACCGTCCAGCCCCTCAAGGTCTTGACGACCGGATCATGTATCATGCTCAAGAGTTCATGCGTGACAACCCGTGGTATGATGCCCAAGGTCGTGACGAAGACTCCGCTATCGTTTTGGCAATCGACCAATCGTTAGCTAAGGATGGTTACGACCCGACTACAGAAGATTACTGGGACGAGCTGCGTAATCGTGCCGGTCGTCGTTTACCTGAACGTTTTGGTGATAACCGTCCTGCTCGTAAAGACCGCAACACTCGTGAAGAACGTGTTCCTCGTGGTGGTCCGGTTGTAGGCTCAGGTCGTGAACATGCACCCGCTAACACTCGCAAAGGTGTATACATTAGTCCTGAACGTAAACAGGCGCTAATCGAAGCTGGTGTTTGGGATGACCCGGTATTGCGTGCTAAGTACGCAAAACGGTATGCCGAATACGATAAAACGAATAAGGCGTGAATTCATTTGCCTTTTCATTTATTTCAAACTATAATTAATCTCAATCGCTGAAAGGAGCGATATTATGACCGACGAACGACTAAAGAAATCTGCTGGAGAAGGCCGCGAGAATCGCGCGATGGAAGATCGTGCAGTTACTGAGAATCGCGAAATTTCTGACGATCAGCGGGTAGAAATGTTCCGTCAACAGTTTTTTCAGTCCTCTCTTCCGGACTTACCAACAATCCCCGGCTGGCACATGTGTTGGCTGACTACGACTAACCCTCGTGATTCTATCCAGACTAGGATTCGTCTTGGTTACGAACCCGTCAAGCCCGAAGATGTTCCGGGCTGGGAATACGCCACTCTCAAGACTGGCGACTGGCAGGGTTTCATTGGGGTGAATGAGATGCTGGCTTTTAAGCTTCCCATTTCGCTGTATGATAAATACATGCGTGAGGCACATCACGATGCGCCGATGCGGGAAGAAGAGAAACTCACGGATACCGCTGACTTTCTTCAGAACCAAGCCCAAGCATCTAAGTCCAGGATTACTATGGGTGACGGTAATAAGGAAATTGGGCAGCAGCGCGATGCGGTTTTTGACCTATCGTAACTTAACCAATCAAACCGATGGAGCTTACTATGTCTTCGACTAGTGCACCTTTTGGTTTTCGTGCGTCCTACCACAACAGTGGACAGATGCGTCCGAAAGCCTATGTGATTACCTCGGGTTATGCGGCTAATATTTTTAGCGGTGACCCTGTTAAACTTACCGACAACGGCGTTATCCAGCTCGGCTCCAGCGATGGAACGCGCACAGGTACCACCGATGGCGTAACTCTGCTCGGCATTTTCGCCGGCTGCCAGTATCTGGACGCCAGCGGTAAGCCGACAATCAGCCCCTTCTGGCCAGCCAGCGCCTCAGGCACGGAAATCGTTGCTTGGGTTTATGACGATCCAGAAACGCTGTATGAGGTGCAGTACAACAATCCGGGCACTCCCGGTACTGACTCAGTTCAGACCGCAGTTGGTGAACAATGCGACTGGGTCGTAGCTTCGCCGGGTGGTTCGACCCGCACGGGTTTGAGCACCACACTCCTCAGCGCAATTCAGGTGACTTCTGGCCAGTTCCAGATCACCGGCTTTGCATACGACATCAACGACTCTTTGACTGACGCTCATGTAACTGCTACCGTTCGCTTGAACGACGCCGCTTACAAAGCTGCTGTCAATAGCATTTAAGGAGGGCTTGAACAATGGTTACCCCAATGCGTAGTACTAACTTTCGTTCAGTAGTCGAGCCTATCCTCAACGAAGTCTTTGACGGTGTTTACGAACAGCGTGCTGACGAGTGGAAGATGGTCTTCCGTGAACAAAAGGGCATCCCCCGTAACTACCACGAAGAACCCGTATTGTACGGCTTCGGCGCGGCTCCGGAACTTCCCGACGGTATGGCTGTTAGCTATCAGTCGGGCGGTGTGCTCTTCCTGCAGCGTTACCTCTACAAAGTCTATGGTCTGGCATTCAGCCTTACCAAAGTTCTTGTTGAAGATGGTGATCACATTCGTATCGGTCAGACCTATGCTAAGCACTTAGCTCAGTCGCTTATCGAAACGAAAGAAACGCTGTCGGCAAACGTGGTTAACCGCTCCTTCAACGCTGCATACAGCGGCGGTGACGGTGTTGCTCTTATCAGCAACGCTCACCCTATCGTTAACGGCACGTACAGCAACCGACTGACGACTCCTGCGAACCTTTCGCAGACGTCGCTTGAGCAGATGTTGATCCAAATCC